TGTACTGTGTGTTTCCATTTGGTCCAATATAAGGCTGTGCCATTAAAATTCTCCTGCAAAGAATGAGTTGTTTTTGTTATTAAAAGAAGAGACTAACTTAGCACCAAGATTGTTAGCTTGAATAAAGATACTAACCTTGTTATTTGTGGTTACAGCCGCTATTCTGACAATATAATCGCCAATGGTTAAATTGTCCCATCTAGCTGAAAGTTCCGCCGTTTCTAATATGCTATTCCATTCAGATCCTTCACTTTTTTTGTATTGTATTCTGTAGTTTTTGATGTAAGGTTCTTCTATCAATCTTACACTATTAATACTTCCTGTGACTGGACTTGGTGCGGAATTTGAAACAGTAAAACTAAATTGAGTATTACTGATCTTTGTAATAATAAATCTGCTGTTGTAAGCTGATTGATCCGCTCCACTAATTTGAATTAAATCATTGGTTTGATAGTTGTGATTGGCTGTTGTGGTCGCGATCGCACTACCATTAAAAACAGTCAGACTGGAAACACTAAGCTTAGTTCCAAAATCTTCCCTATAAGGTCGTTGCCATGAAGCTAGTAAAGAATAAGTATCAATATTATTGATGCTAATTTTTATTAGCTCTACAGAAAAATTATTAGGTGGTGCAACTTCTGTCGGTAGTGGGTTTTGATTGATATCTTTGGGTATCTTGATTCCTGTTTCTACTTGGGTAAAAAAATCTTCACTGTAGGTTTTTGCGGTTACTTCAAACAAGGATCTATTTTCAGAATCAGGTGCTACATCTGTGATCCTATATAGCTTTACCCTGCTAATTTCATCTACTATCTGCCATGGTGAGTGAACAATCGGTAATGTGGTCAATGGTGTACTGAGATTAATTTCCGTGAAAGTTCCTGCGGGGTTAGCGATCGCTCTCTCAATTACGGATTCATCAGGAAGGGTTAAATAAATCTTTTTTCCTGTATTTGCAGTCAGTGTGATAGGTGCGTCTAAAGTAATTTTATTGGCTGTGACCGCAGACACCAATCCCCCAACTCTGACTTTGTTCCTAGCGGTATCAGATACTTGAATCACATCGCCGGGTTGAAAAAACATAGCCCGCGCCCTAATCTTGCAGGTCAAGGTAATGACGTTAGGTAAAGAACTTAAAATAGTCCTGCGTCCTGATCTAATAGCAGCGGCTCGCCTAGTTTCTCCTAATAGTGCATATTCTTCCGTTTGATATCCATACCTATCAATAGAAGCTGGTTCTTCAACAATCTCTGGGACTAGCTCCCAGTCCTCAATAGTTGACTGGTAAGATACCTTGGCTACAGTAGTTACAGCATTTAGCTCTCTGGTTTGGTAAACAAATTTTCCTTCCTCTACATCTGCGTTAGTCAGTATTTTTGGTAAGGCACTCATTGGGCGCTCCTGCCAAAAGCTGATTTGTGAGCCATTCCAATAAGGCTTTGCGTGCATTGTGGAACAAACAGCCCGCACCATTTCTAACACCGATTCCTGCCCGCCAGAACCCAGGATGGTGTTGAATAAAAACCTTCTTTCCGTTCCTCCGCCGCCGTCAGAAACAAATTGGTTGTTGTACACACTGCATTGATAGAGTGCAAATTTATCAATGTAAGATTCCGGTATACCTAATCTAAATCTGGGGTTGGTCAGCAGGTAGTAAACAATCCAGGCGGGATCTGCGGTTGCTTTAGTGGGTGTGTACAGCGTTCCATTCCAGCCGCCATTAAAGTCTGTCCCCCTGTCGGTTGCGTTGATGGTTGCATTGCTGGGTATTTTGCAGTCCTTGATACCCTTAATTTTTACCCAAACTTCTGGAGTTGACTGGAAGGTTTTAGCGGGGAATCCCAGTGCCAGTAGCGCAGTATTTGAGTATAAAACCTGGTCTTCAGCTATTTCTGTGTAATCAGCCCATTTTACAACTACGGTTTCTTTATCTTCTCTGTCATCAGGGTTAGGCGGCTCTACTGGACCAGTTTTTTTGACTCTAACTTCAAAATAATCCTTGCTAGAATCAACAGGAAATATAAATTCAAAGGTCACAAAATCTGGATAGCGGACAATCATGCACTTAGAAATTCGGTCAACAAAAACACCGTTAACTCCTTCCTTAATGGCAACGCTAAAACAAATATCTGTTTTTAATCTGTCACCACTTTTGTTAACAAATTCCGCTAAAAAACTAAGTCTAATTTTGATTTTGTTAATGTCAGCATTTGTAATGCTTCTGGTTATTCCAACTCCATCATTTTTGACGACTAAATTAACTGGGTTGACATTGTACGTGCCACTAAAGTTAAAACTTCCATTCATTGAAGACATCCACGGCAGCACCGGATTTTTCCCCCCGTTGCTACTGTCTATGTTTACATCCTTAAAATTGGGACTGCCGTTATTGTTAATATAGGGGGTTTTATCAAAATAGACATCCTTAGCTGATTCAATGCCTTCTATTTCACCTTCACAGATTCCTAACAATAACTTAACAGTATCATCAGTAGTTCCGGTAATAGGATCAATAATTGGTTTAGACATAATATTTATGGATAAACTTGAGATTGTACCAAAATCGTTAGCTGCTTATAGTGCATTTTAGCTAGACTGATGAAATTTGAGTAATAATCTAATTCCTCTTCACTATAGCCATCTGGATTGCAATAGAGCTTTGTATCACCAATATTAAATGGACTTGTTGTAACAAATTTTGTGGGAAAATTTATGCCATCTTCCTGATAAGGATCATAGTAAGAAATAAATGGTTTGTTACCAGAAAACCGCACTAGTTGTAATATTTCTCCAGTCGGAATAGTGGATTTTAACGTTGTAGTTTTCACAGTAAAGGTAACTACATGACTTGGATCTGGATAATTTGTGCTATCTTCCTCATAATCTTCTATCAGCAAAACTGGACATTTGGCATAATCCGCGTAGTCCTGTTCTTTGGTTGCTGGATCGGAAAACGGAAAAGTTGGTGAACTAATTTCCTGTGACAATACTTGAAAGTTTTTTACCAGTACGTCACCAAAAACCAGTGGTATAGGTGTTCCTTCTTTGGTATTGTAGCCTGATGCTTGAAAGAAGGTTGATCTAGCTTCTTCTTTCTTAGGATTGCCGTTAATCAAAGAACTAAGCAGCGATGTAGCACCGCTTAATATCAAAGATATGCCTAGCCCGGTTGCTGCTCCTGTGGCTATTAATGCAATACCAATACCAATCATGGCGATACTGGTTAAGGTGCGTCCTGAACTTTCAATTACTGGGGTAATTTCTACTACGCATCCGGTAACAGGCAGTATGACAGACGGGGAATCTTCTACGATGTAGCGTTCCCAATTGTTGCCCTTCACTACCATTGTGTAGTGCCACTCAGATCCTAATACGTAGTGCCTAAAGTCAGGGAAATTACAGCACAGAAAATTAACAACCTCTTGGGGTGTATTTAGTTCCCCTTTTATTTCCGGTGCAAATTCAACACCTAAGATCCCATTTAACTTTATTGTTGTTAGCATAAGCGTTTTAATCGGTAGTGAGCCACAGTTCTTTGCCTTAGATATCTTCCATAAGGTTCAATCTTGCTACAGGATTGTGGAGACATTGAGTGTAAAATTAGATTCTGTTCTGCATCAACTAATACTGCGGCGTGATTTGGTTCTGTTCCATCTCTAAGCGCGATCGCAAAGATGTCATGTTGCTTAATTTTCATGCCTGGTGGCATAAGCATTAATTCTCTATTAACATCAAGTGGACACTTATAGTTTTTACTGGGAAAATTGTCAGTATTAGTTCGAGTAAATTCCCCAAGGTCAACCCCAAGTACGCCTAAGCAATACCTTCTGACTATTGAGAAACAATCAGAACGTCCCCACTGAAAGGGTATGTTTTGATAAAATTCTGTTTGTTTAGGATTAAGTTGTGTATATTTAAGCGGAAACGGGTTAGGGTTGTTAGGTTCGTAGTAGTCCCAAGCGTCTGAGTGTGGATGATACAAGATGATAGGTTTTTGAGTTTGGTGACTCATCTCAATATCAGTATGGGTGAAGTGATTGGGATGGGAATCTAAGTGAGTATGCCAAAATGCCTTGACATTATCATAGCTAAATTTTGACAAGTCCTTATGATCTATCCTGCTATTATTTACCGGATCTGGATGCACGTTTTTCAGTGCAACAACACTGGTTTTTAGCAAGCCACCTAGCACCAATCCACAGGACTCAATTTGAATATCAGCCTGGGAATTAAGGATATTTTTAATTTGTTCTTTGATTAAATTATTAATCATCTTTGATCAGAAAAAGTCGGATTTTACTTATTAGATATGATAGCATATCTAATATTAATTAATAAAAAAATATGCTAAACACAACATTATTGTCACCCGCAGTTCAGGCACTTGTTTCTACTTGGATTGGGGTAATTAGACAATCTGATCAGAACCCAGTAGATAAATATGCAGAAATGCTTAAAGAGTCCCCTGTGGCTTCAGCAGCTAACGATCTGCGGACGCTTTTAGGTGTTTCAATGATGGGAAAGTATCAGCACTTTGACGAGAATATTCAGGAATTTGTATTAACTTCCATCAACAGAATGGATGGGAGTTGGTCAAACGTGATTGCTGAAATCCTAACCTTTGTTCCCTTTGGTAGGTCGTTCTCAGAAGTCAGTTATGCCATTAAAAAACGCAAAGCTTATTTGGATAAAATCAGAACCATTGACCCTCGCTACTATTGGTTTGAAGGCTATTCTGGCAACATCAAGCAAGTCCACTATTTAAAAAATGTTGATATTTATATTCCCTATGAGAATGGCATTCATTTAATTAATCAGCCATACCTAGCATTGGGTGGCGATCCCTATGGGGTGGCAACCTGTCGTAAAGCTTACCCCTTCTGGCAATTAACTAAAATCATCAATGCCTGTTTAGCAATCATTAGTGAAACCCAGGGTAAAATGCTGGTTGGCAAAACAGACACAGCGAATAATTCAGCAGTCATGATTAACCCGGATACAGGTTCTCCCTATTTAGATCCTGTGACAGGAGAGCCTAAGCTGTATAACCAAGGTTACGTAATGTCTAAAAATCTTGCTGAAAGCAGGACTAATGCTTTTACAGTAATTGATATTGCCGATGAGATATTTGCGGTTGCCAACGAAACCAATGGTGATTTTTGGATTAATATACTTAGTTACTTAGAGTCCATGATTATGCTATCGTGGCTAGTGCCTAAAACTGTTACAGGTATGGGCATGAGTGGTAGTGGTGACAGTAATCTCAACTCTGGTCACAGAAATATCTTAGAACTGGTAATCAAGTCACAGATGGAATTAGTGGGAGACACCTTAATTGAAAAGGTGATCCGTCCCATGATTGAATTTAACTTTGGTGAGCAAAAAGACTACGGTATTTTT